CTTATAGATTTCCCAAGAAATCTTGGAAAAGCTTTAATTTATTTTCTTGAAGTTGACGTGAATCAACAAGTGTGTTGATTTTTTTGTAGGTCTTTTCTGCGATTCTTTCACGAAGAATACCACCATCCCAGACCCAATCTTTTCCTTCCATAATGCCGGCAACGAATGCATCTGGAGCGGACGGATCTGCAACAATATCAGCTGCAGTGGCGAGCATAAAATCCTCTCCCACTACGTTAACACCCTCATTATTAGTAGTTACTGATCCAACACCACGTGATGACACACCAAGTTTTACTCCTTCATCAAGGAGTGACTTAGCAATATTACCCATTGGTGTGCTCAGAATCTTTGCACGACCCACAAAGTTCGAACCTTCCTGACAAAGAGAAGTGATCTTGTGAGAAACTCTATCAAGATTAACAGTTGGTCCATCAGGATGGCCTAGTTCTCCCAATGCACGACCTTTTTGAATAAAGGCTTCATTGTAACGACTGACCTCTCTTGCGAGTGTCTCACAAGGATACATTCTCCCGTTGCGATTTCTAATGTCGCCTTGGAGGAATACACCTTCGATATAAAGGCTTTTTTTACCGTTGCGTTCCTCAACGATAACCTCTACATGTTCGATTTCTTCTCTGATCAGTTTCATTGTTTTAGTTTGTAAAACCTACTTTTGTAACTTGAACCGTTCCACCAGTTACATGAATGAGATCGTCAGCTCTCTTGACAACCATTTCAGTTGTATTATTCAACATTGTGAACGTTGAAAAACCAACAAAACCAGCGGTCTGAAGACCAACAACAACACTGCCACCAGAGGAATTCACCACTCTCACTACTGTAGCACTACCAACAGTGGTGCTGTTTCCAATACCAGTAGCTAAGTTTGATTCATTACCTAATGGTTTAATCCTTGGGTTAGACATCCTCTTCCTCTTGAGTTGAATCTTCATCCTCTTCATATTCAATTTCATCACCAAAAAGATCTGCAGCAACTACAGGTCTTCCGGCTTCAATTCTATCTGCAGCCTTTGCATATAGAACATCTTTTATTGCATCACTAATTTCGTGTGCAGGCGCATCATTGAGCACCAAATCAAGTAAATTTGCAGAATCCACAATAATGTTAATACACTACCAATTATTTATATTTCCCCTCCTTCAGGGGCCTCAGTTGCACTACCATCAATTTCTGGATCTTTAATAGAAGGAGGTTGAGACTTACTCTGTAAATCAACCGCCTGATTAGCAAGATCCATTTGTTGCATCATTAATGGGTCAGGATAGAATCCAGCCTCAATTTCTGCACCAATGATACGATCTTGTTCAACGATTTCTTCATCAGTTTGACGAAGAAGCTTACGTCTTACATAATCCTGTGAGAAATATTTACCAACGTATTGTTCAGCCTGTGCAACATTATTCATTCTCTCTTGGAACAACTCACTTTCTTTGAGTTCGGCAAAGTGATTATCGTAGACATAATCAAACTGAATGTGCTCTGACATTCTTGACCAGTCTTCTGGTGTCACAACATTCTTGAGAAGAAGTTGAGTTTTTAAAATATCCAAGAACATATTGGAGAATCTTTTACGAAGACGACCAACAAATTTACTAAATTTAAGTTCGTCTCTTAGAATCTCAGAGGATCGACCTAAATTGAATCCACCATCTGCACCTAGTCTTGACTCAGGCACACCCAAAGACTTGTAAAGTTTCTTCTGGAAATATTGGATATCTGTAATCTCACCAAGATTTTGACCACCTGGCAGAGTGGTGATTTCTGTGCCGCGTCCACCCTCTCTTCTTGGAAGCCAAAAATCTTCCAACATACTCATAAACTTTTTATCGTCACGAACCTCACCAGTGTTTGCATCGTAGACCAACTTTGATCTGTAACGATTCATTACTTCACGCAGATATTGTTCTGCTTTAACCTTGGGAAGATTACCAACGTCGATGTAAAAAATTCTTCTCTCTGGTGCACGTGACAATCTATAGATGACAAGAGAATCTTCAATCATTCTAAGTTGATTGAGAGCCTTTATACCTTTATGTAACCAGGAAAGTGTAAGGTGTTTATTGCGATCTACAAGACCAGATGTGCAATATGTTATCGCATCTTTTGCAATTTTGACATTTGTACCACCCCCTGCATTTGTAGGGTAGTAAGATCCTTTTCCATTCGATGGATTGAATTCAAAATATTCTTCAAGTTCAGGTGTCAAATTGGCCTGGTTTGCAAAACCATTAACAGTATCAGCCAGTTTTGTTGCTGCAAGAATCGCAGGATCTTTCTTCTTCGCCTGTCGAACATACTTAATTTTAAGTGCATCAATATATCTGAGTTCTTGAATACCACCGTTTGGATTCTGTAAATCCACAACTTTATGGTAATACAATCTTCCATCAATATACCAGTTGCGGAAGATTTCGTGTGCTTTTGAATCAAAATCCAATAAGTCTTTAATATATTTAAATTCGTCTCTGATAATTTTCTTTATATTATCACCAACATTTAAATTCTGAAGATCAATCTCAACTGGGCTGTCGCTGAGATCTGAAACAATTGCTTCGTTTACAACATCTTCGATAGCCTCATCACATTCGGGATGAAGAGACATCTCTCTATATCTTCTGATCAAATCATATTCATTTCTGAATACACCTTCAATATCAACGTATTGACCATAGAAGCCACTACTTACAAAGTAGTCGGATTTATCTGCATCATTTTGCGGAACAGGAGAAACCGCACCACGAGGCAGATTATCCCCGTTAGCCCCCTCTATGGAGAAACCAAATAATTTAGCCATTTTGTCAGGGTTATCTTATAGTCTATTTATTAACGAACGACGGCTTGTCCCTGAGCATTCAAGGCCTCCCACCACTGAACTTGAAGTTCAACAGTGAACTCTTCAATTACGTTGTTTGAATCGTAAGACAGTTCGATAGCTGAGATATTGGTGGGGAACACGCCATGGAAATGATATGATCTCAAAATGGGGATGGTATTTCCAGACGCAACTGGTTGAGCTGTGCGATTCGTGATCGGAGCACGACCCAGTTGATGGACATAAGCTTCCTGTTGATAGATGGTGGGATTAACCTCACCAGCATTATCAACGTGTTTGTTGATGAGATTCATCCACTTTTCAAATGCATCTCTAAGAACGAAATTGCTATCGTTCATTACAGTGACAGTCCAAGTGTCAAAGGTTCTTTCACCAGCAATCTTCAGCTCTCTCCCTCTAAAAGGAATTGAAATAGGAGCGATGATTGAAGCGGGAAGATTTGCACCTTTTACAAGGAATCGTGATCTGTCACTTACATCATTATCATCGATCGCCAGAGAGGGAAACTTTAGTTCGCACTCAAAGAAATTGGGACGTACACCACCACCAAGGAGTTTACTCTTGAAGGTATCCAGGGTTCTCGCGTTAGCCCCTGTATTGGGGATTTGCTGAGGCATTGTTTTTTTCTCCTGTTAGATGATTAGTTGATACTATTTAATAATCAGACTGTGCCGACTACTTCTTCGAAACTGATTCCAGTGCGTGTAGCAACGAAGGTCAGTCCGATGAAGTTGATGGAGCGCGCTGGCTTCAAGAAGATGTCAGCACGGAATTCATTAGCATCAATGATATCGGGTGTGTTGTTGGACTCATCACAAACTACAAGGAAGTCAGTAAGACCTCTCTTAGCTTGTACATCACGGAGGAAGGGTTCAACAATATTAACAAAGTTCGCTCTCGTGATTGAATCGTTGAACTCAAACAGTTGAGCTCTAGCCGCTCTCTCAATCGCCTGTTCCAAGTTCAGGAACAGACGACGAACGTTGATACGATCGAAGGCGGAAACAAATGCGAGTGCAGTCTTATCACCAAACAGAATGATGCCCTGACCAGGCGAAGCGATAATTGGATTAACTCTCTTAGGATAGAGGAGATCTCTTTGAGCTTGCGATGGGTTGTACGCAAGTTTTACGGCGTTGTTGATTACGCCGCGAGCGGTGCCAGCTGGAGAGAACCAAGGGAATGAGTTAATCGATGTTCTAGCCATACAACCTGCAACATCAGGATTGCAAGGAATATAACGGAACTTGTTATTAAAACGATCAAAGGTATATTTGTAACCAGAATCAAGAACTGCGTATGAGGATGAACTCACCTGGTTCATTGTATTAAGAATGTTGTTAGTTTGAGTATCAGAGTTTGTCAGAGGCACATCACCACTTAATACGTCAGCTCTTCTTGGAGAGATAACAGCAATGCAATCCTTTCTATTTTCAGCAATATTGACCAGTTTATTTGCCTTACCGACAGTTTCATCTCTGCTGGAAAGACCAGGGCCCATAATCAAATAATCAATCGGATACTCTCTGATATTTGAGAACTCATCATAACCAGTCATCAGGTCACCCAAGGTTGCGGTAAACGTTGGGGCTGTAAATGTGCCACCTTCGTTTTTACCACC